GGTCGGTAATCAAATCTAGAGAACTGGGTGAACCTAAACCTAGAGTACCAGAGTACATTGGTGAGTGCTTTCTAAAGATTGCAACGCACTTGTCTTATCGTCCTAACTTTGTGAACTATATGTTCAAAGATGATATGATTTGTGATGGCATAGAAAACTGTCTTCAGTACATTGATAACTTTGATCCAGAGAAGTCTTCTAATCCTTTTGCTTACTTCACTCAGATTATTTACTTTGCTTTCTTACGTAGAATCCAACGAGAGAAAAAACAGTTGGATATTAAAACACGTATCCTAGAGAAGTCAGGATTTGATGAAGTCTTTACTGCAGACGGTTCTGTAATAGGTTATGATTCATCTGCGATGAACAGCATTAAAGAGTCCCTTGAAATTAAAGTTAATCGATGACAATTGCTCTGATTACCGACCAACATTTAGATGGTCGTAAAAGTTCCCAGATCTTCTGGGATTATTTTTTAAAATTCTATGAAAATGTATTCTTTCCTGCACTAGAAAAATACAAGATAAAAACGATCATTGATCTAGGAGATACCTTTGACAATCGTAAAGGTATTGATCTTGGTGCATGGTTTCGTATCAAGAAAAATTATTACGATAGACTTCACGCCATGGGTGTGACTGTTCATATGATTGTTGGTAATCATACAGCATATTATAAGAACACAAACTCGATTAACACACCTGATCTTCTACTAGAACAATACGACAACGTTCATATCTATAGTGAAGTTACCGATATTGATGTTGATGGATTGAAGATTACAATGCTTCCTTGGATCAACTCAGAGAATGAAAAATCCTCTTTTGATCATCTGAACAAAACTGACTCAAGTATCGTGATGGGCCATCTTGAGATCTCTGGATTCCAAGCAATTCCTGGTCATGTATTTGAGGGTGGGTTACAACCAGATGTATTCAAGAAATTTGATAATGTCTATTCTGGACACTTCCATCACAAATCAGAACGAGGAAACATTAAGTATCTCGGAAACCCATACGAGATGTTCTGGAACGATTACAAAGCAGAACGTGGTTTTCATCTCCTAGATCCAAAGACAAAGAAACTTGGGTTTGTAAAAAATCCATATAGTATCTTCAAAAAGATATACTATAATGATGTCAGGAATGACTACACTAAATTTGATGCTTCTGAATACAAAGATACTTACATCAAAATATTTGTAGAAGAACGATCTGATAATATTGTATTCGAACAACTTCTAGAAAAGTTATATGACATTGGAGTTCATGATATTAAGGTTATTGAATCTGATAATCTAGAACTAGATGATACACAGGAAAATTTTGAGGGTGAGGATACCCTTACTACTCTGAATAGATATATAGATGAAACAGAGAATATAAATCTAGATAAAAATAGTATTAAAAATATTATCAAGTCGATTTATGTAGAAGCCTGCGAGGTACAATAAATGTTCATTCTAACGATGACGGATGCTGATTCAGAAGGCGCATATGCAGTAATCACAAAAGAAGGAGATAAGGTTCTTCAGTTGTTTGAACAATCAGACGATGCAGAACGATATATCGGTCTTCTTGAAGCAGATGGATTTCCTCCTGTTGAAGCAACTGAAATCGAAGGTGAACAGGTAGTTGCGGCTTGTGAGAAATTCGGGTATAATTATGTTATCATAACACCAGACGACTTTGTAATCCCCCCAAGATTTGATTCGCATGATTTTATTTAAAAGTGTCACGTATAAAAACTTCCTTGCCACTGGTAATAATCCTATAACAATTTCTTTAGATTCTACCAACACAACTTTGATCGTTGGTCAGAATGGTGCTGGTAAAAGCACGATTATTGAAGCTATTGTATTTGCACTCTTCAATAAATCATTTCGTAAAGTAAATAAGAACCAACTCATTAATAGTATCAACGAAAAGGACTGTGTTGTTGAAGTAGTCTTTTCCATTGGTAATGTGGAGTGGTTAGTTCGTCGTGGGATGAAACCTGGTATATTTGAAATCCATAAGAACGGAGTTCTGTTGGATCAACATTCTTCTGCTGTAGATCAGCAGAAGTGGTTTGAGCAATATGTATTGAAACTGAACTACAAGTCATTTACTCAGATTGTGGTTCTTGGTTCTTCTACCTTTGTTCCTTTCATGCAGTTACCTGCTGCATCACGTAGAGAGATTATTGAAGATCTTCTTGACATTCGTATCTTCTCTACGATGAATGTGATTCTTAAAGAAAAGATCAAAACATCTACAGAAGAACTGAGAGGTTTTGAAACTGAAATTGCTTTCCTAAAGGAGAAAGCAGATATGCAAAGTAATCATATCAAGTCTCTGGAGAAAACTGCAAAGAAAACAATCTCTCAAAAAGAAGATAAAATTGTAGAACTAGAACAAGGTATTAAAACACTCGATAGTGAAATTGAATTTTCAAATTCTCTTTCTACCCAACTCCTGACAGAATTATCTAGATTTGATGGTATTGATAAACAGATCAAAAAACTAGAAAAAGAAATTACTACAAATGTAAATCTAATCAGTAGAACAAAGAAAGAACAGAGTTTCTTTGAAGAGAACGATGTTTGTCCAAAGTGTACACAGTCTCTGACATCAGAGATTAAAAACAAACAGATCAGTCAAGCTTCTAAGATTATCGACGAGTCAACTTTAGTTGTGGAAAAATACAAGAAACAACTAGAGAAAGCAGATAAGTTGGTGAAGAAACAGACTGAGATGAATAAAGAAGTCTCGGATATCAATTGGTCTGTTAAATCTAAATTGCAGACGATTAAGACCACACAGAAACTTATTTCTGATATCAAACAAGAGATTGAAGAACTGAAAAATGATAACCTTGATATTGATGGTGAGAAAGAGAAACTAGTTGCTATTGGTAGTCAGGGTGTGACTGTTCAAAAATCTATCAGAGAAACTAAAGACACGAAGAGAAACTATGATGTAATTTCTTCTCTTCTCAAGGATGGTGGTATCAAGTCTATGATCATTCGGAAGTATCTTCCTGTAATGAATCAGTTGATCAATAAGTATTTGCAGGAACTTGATTTCTATGTAAATTTTACTCTTGACGAAGAGTTTAATGAAAGCATCAAATCTAGATATAGAGATGACTTCACTTATAGTTCTTTTAGTGAAGGTGAAAAGATGAGAATTGACCTTGCTCTTATGTTCACCTGGAGAGCTATTGCTAAACTGAAGAACTCTGCTAATACGAATCTTCTCATTCTAGATGAAGTATTTGATTCCTCTCTTGATGTTGGTGGTACAGATGAGTTCCTCAGAATTATTAGAGGTGTAACTGGTGACACAAATATCTTTATCATATCTCATAAAGGAGATGTGCTCTTGGATAAATTTGATAGAGTTATGAAATTTGAAAAGGTTAAAAATTTTAGTAGAGTTACAGTATCATGATAGATAAATTTATCGAATGGTATACAGGTTCTTTTAATAACAAACAACAAGCATTGTCTCGTCCTTTTATGTTTAAGGAAGTCAATATGACCCATAAGTATTTGGGAGACAATACTTTCTATGGAGAACAGCAGACAGTATATACTGGAGAAGTCTATAGGAAATTCAAGATAAGACTAGAGGAGTTGGATGGTTTGATTGTGTCAAAAAATTATTCTCTTGATGATGAATATATTCCTGGTTGTGATACTTTCTTTAAATTTGAGAATGATGAATTTACTGGTTCCCTAAACGGTTGTGATTGTATTGTTGATTGGGAAGGTGAAAAGACATATCTAAAGAATGCTGCAATTCTGAGAGAGGACAAATACCATGTCTATGATAGAGGTCTCTCGGTAGAGACGGACAAATTTGTCTGGGGCTCTAGGTATGGATACTTCGAGTTTGTCAGGACTGATAAGGAACCCTTATTGATTTCTGGTTGACACCAGACCCTTGGTGTGGTAGCTTAGCTGTATCAATCGAAGACAACCTATGTCCGTCACTCAAGTCAAAAGTAATCTTGCTAAACTTCTTGCGACAGAAAACCTGACGGTCGAGCATAGTAACGTTGCTACAGCATCCTTCAACGTTGAGACACGAGTTCTTCAACTGCCTGTGTGGGAAAATATTTCTAATGATGTTTATGACCTGTTGGTTGGTCATGAAGTAGGTCACGCTCTCTATACTCCTTCTAGTTTTGTTCGTCGTGATATTCCACAATCGTTCTTGAACGTTGTTGAAGATGCTCGTATTGAACGTAAAATTAAAGCTAAATATCCTGGTATCACAAAATCTTTCTATCGTGGATATAGTGAACTAAACACACAAGACTTTTTTGAGATCAAACGAGTCAATCTTTCGGAGATGAATTTGATTGATAGAATTAATTTGTACTTCAAGATTGGTATTCATGATGTAAACATGATTATCCCCTTTGATGTAGAGGAAGAAAAGTTTGTCGAGATGACTCGCGTTGCTGAAACGTTTGAGGATGTTGTGAATGTCTGTGAAAAAATTCTTGAATATATTGAAAGCAAGTCTGACAAAGAAGAGTCAAAATCTTTTGATGTCAAAGATGTAAAAGACCAAGGTATGTCTGGAGGAGAACAAGTTCCTGTTGATATTGAACCATCAGATGAATCTGACGATACCGAAGAAGGAGAATCTGATGATGATTGGGATGATGAAGAAAATGAATCTGCCGATAGTGATAGTGGTGGTGGAGATGCTGATCTAGATACTCCTTCCTTCGAATATGATGAGGAAGAAGAATATACGTCCCATACAGATAATGCTTGGGGTAGGAATACGATGACTCTTGTGGATCAATCTGCAATTGAACACGTATATATTACGCCTCCAAACATTGATTGGGATAAATGTATCGAACCAATCTCTGAGTTCATCAAAAATATGGATGACAACATTGAGTATATTCGGAACAAGTACAGCTCCATCTACGATGTTGTTGATACATGGAAAACTTCTTTTACTTCCTTCAAAGTAGAAAGTGCCAAGTCTGTTGGATATATGGTAAAAGAATTTGAGATGAAGAAAAAAGCAGATGAATATAATCGTTCTGGTGTTTCAAAAACTGGTGTATTGAATACTAACAAATTGTATTCATACAAGTGGTCAGATGATATTTTCAAGAAAAATACTGTGATCCCTAATGGAAAAAATCATGGTTTGATTATGTACATTGATTGGTCTGGTTCCATGTCAGACAATATGACTGGTACTATCAAACAACTGATCAATCTAATTACTTTCTGTAAAAAGGTAAATATTCCATTCAAAGTCTTTGCTTTTACAGATACTGGTACTTACGATTATAGGAACACTTTTCATGAACCCAAACAAGAATACGAAATTTCTGTGAGTCAGAGGTTCCGTTTGGTTGAGATGTTCAACAGTCAGATTAAAAAGTCTGAGTTTGATAATCAACTGTTTCGACTTTGGTGCCTGATGAAAGTTATCGAAGCACGTGGTGATATTCCATATGGTAATTATGGTCTTGGTGGAACACCACTAAATGATAGTATCCTTGCAGCAATTCACGTCTTCAAGAAGTTCAAAAAAGAAACTGGTGTTGATAAAGTAAACACGGTATTTCTTACAGATGGTGAGTCAAATACTATGTCTTACTGTGTGTTTAATGGAGAGGGTGAGGACAGGTATATTTCACGGAAGTCCGTTGTGTTTCCTGCAGAATATAAAGTTCTCTGCCTGAAAGATCCTGCTTCTGGATATACTGACGTTAAAATTAATTCTAGTACTGATTGGAGAAGTTCTGGAATGAATGTTACCTCTGCTATGATTCGTTATTACAAATGGATGACTGGATCTAATGTTGTTGGTTTTAGACTCTCTCAGTCCTATGATATTAAATATATCATTCGTGCTGCTGTAGAATCTGGATCTAAAGATTATGAATATTATCGGAAACTTTGGAGAGCTAGTAAGTGTTTTGTTGTTGATTCCGTTGGTTACGATGAACTTTATGTTCTCGCTGCAACTGATGATTTCGGTGGTGCTCAAGCAGTTATTGAAGCATCTCCCGATGATAGTAAGAGTAAAATCCGACGACAGTTTAAGAAATATATTAAGACCAAGATGATCAATAAGATCATCTTATCGAAATTCGTCGAGCAAATTGCTTGACGGCCAACCCGGCCTGTACTATAATAGCCAAGTAACCAAGACACCCACCAATGACCTCTACTGAAGTGATGATTTCTGACCTGGTTTCTCGTTTCGGAACCGATGTCACCCGTAAGAATCTGATTGATTATGCTGAAACAAGTGATGTTTCTTTCGCTACTGTTTGTAACCGACTGAAAGATTACAAAGTTGGTCGCGGTGTTTATAATCTGACTGTTAAAGAAAAATTGGAACGGACATTTAATGATCTTCCTGCTCAGGAAGAACAAACTCTTGTTCCTATTAAAGATGTAAATTATGTTCCGTTCGGTAACTTTACTGACGTAAAGAAGATCATCAAGTCTGGTATTTTTTATCCTACTTTCATCACTGGTCTCTCTGGTAACGGTAAAACTTTTTCTGTCGAACAAGCTTGTTCTCAACTTGGTCGTGAACTAATCCGAGTCAACATTACTATCGAAACTGATGAAGACGATCTTATTGGTGGGTTTCGCCTTGTTGATGGGTCAACAGTTTGGCATAACGGACCTGTCGTGGAAGCACTCGAACGAGGAGCAGTCTTGCTACTCGATGAAATTGACCTTGCTTCCAACAAAATTCTCTGCCTCCAGTCCATCCTTGAAGGGAAGGGTGTGTTTCTGAAGAAGATTGGTAAGTTCATCAAACCATCTGATGGATTCCAGATCTTCGCAACTGCAAACACCAAAGGTAAAGGTTCTGACGACGGTCGTTTCATTGGAACCAACGTTCTCAATGAAGCATTCCTGGAGAGGTTTGCTGTTACTTTTGAACAGGAATATCCAACCACTGCTATTGAGACTAAGATTCTCAATAACTATTGTCGTGAACTTGATTGTCTGAATGATAAGTTCATCGATGCACTTGTTAGTTGGGCGGACATCATCCGTAAAACATTTAATGAGGGTGGTATCGATGAAGTAATTTCTACTCGTCGTCTGGTTCACATTATTCGTGCATATAGTATTTTCGGAAACGAGACTAAAGCTATTAGTGTTTGTCTGAATCGTTTCGATGACGATACTAAACAGTCATTCTTGGACCTCTTTGATAAAATTGTTGATCCCGAAACCAATGAAACTGAGACAGAAGATGTCGATTGACACTAACACATTTACCTTGTATAATCCTGAGGGTGAAAATCCCTCACACAATTCTGAAATATCTATGGCATTTAAATATAATGAAGATGCTCTCATCCAAGAGCTGCGTGACTACATTTCTGGAACTTATGGACAACATTATTCTGCTGGTAACGACAGCATTCAAACGTTAGATCTAATTGAAGCAGTGGGTGACGCTGAAGCTTTTTGCCGAAGTAACATCCTGAAGTATGCTTCTCGTTACGATAAGAAAGGAACTGCTCGTCGTGATATAATTAAGATCCTACACTACGGTCTCCTCCTTCTCCATTTCTCAGATAAAACTTCTGTCACTGAAACTTACCCTCAATAATTATGAAAATTTCTGTCGAGACTCTGAATATTCTCAAAAACTTTTCCACTATCAACTCTTCACTGGTTGTCAAACAGGGAAATATTCTTCGGACTATTTCTCCCGCTAAAAATATTCTTGCAAAGTTTGAGTGTCCAGAATCCTTTGACAATGATTTCGCTGTCTATGATCTAAATGAATTTCTGGGTGGTCTCTCTCTATTTAAGGATCCTGACTTTGATTTTGGTGATCCTTCTTATCTTTCTATTCGCAGTGGAAAGTCAAAGGTCAAGTATTTCTTTTCTGATCCCAGTGTAATTACTGCTCCTCCAGAAAAAGATATTGAACTCCCAACTATTGATGTTGAGTTCACTTTGACTGAAGAAGTTCTTTCATCTCTTCTTCGTGCTGCAAGTGTCTATCAACTCCCTGATCTCT